CCTTGAACAGTGTAGTGGGTGCCAAGCGTCAGCACTGTGTCCGTGTTGTTTTCAGTCAAAACAACTTTTACTTGGTTCGCGTTCCAGACCGGAAACAACCGGGGGAACACCGTGGTGTTATTGTTCCCGACGTAAGTGCTTTTGTTGTTCTGGTTGGTGATCATCGCTTAATCCTTTCTATCAGTGAATCGCCGGATGTCATTGACGATGTTGTCTATGGGGGTGCCGGTGACAAACGCGGTGGCCCGGAACAAATCCATAGCGAATCTGCTCACGCCGTCGTCTTCTTGGAGCTTCTCCGGATCGGCGGATTTAATGAGCTTACTGATTCTTCTGAAGCCTTCCATATAAGGCGATCTGTTCAGGTCTAGCAGTTGGCCTTTTGTCGCCAGAGTTCCCGGAATGTCGCGGATAATCGGAATCCATTGGATCAAGTTTTCTATGGGTCCGACTAGGAATCTCCACCATTCGGGCGCGGTCCCGGCGATCGCGCTGTAAAGCAATGTGCGGAGCCACGATTCCATAAAGACCTCATAGGTTATGTGCCGAATATAGTTTTTGGTTGACACTGCGCCTTCTGAGTAGGCCTTACCGTAGTAGAACAGGCGGTTGCCAAATTTGAAGGACCACGTCATTAGCATGGTGAACAGTCGCACCCACCCCTCTGCTCTGGCGGCGGAGCTCATTTCCGCTTTGAGCGCAGACGGCTGGGTGTCTTGAACGACGGTGTCAGCGTATTCCACGGCGGCTTTCTCCCGCTGTTCTAATGTCATGCTCTCATCAGCTAGAGTCTGGAGATACTTTTGATACGCGCCAGACCACACAACTGAAACCACAGCTCGGTCGTTCATTTTCATCCACTCAAACGCCAGATCGCGGACATTGCTCACAGTGAATTCCCGCCCGGCAATCGTGAAGACTTTTTTGCCAAGTTGGATTCGGCTGACAATGTCGCGAATCTCGCGATCGATGTTGTCTTCCCGTTTTCGCATGTATTCGCTTTTCCCAATGATCGCGCTCCATGCGTCAGTGTTGGTTGTTCCAATCAACGCGGTGCCAAGCCCCTTTTGAGCAACGGCAGAGTATCCAATTCCGATCCACTTCCACCCGCCAAGAGCCACCGCGGAGTTAAGCAGCGCAGTGCGCTGCGCGAGACCAGAGACGAGTTTATACCCCAACAACGCATAACTGGATCGGGCCCTAAGCCAGTCGGCGGCTTTGTCGAGCCCCCGGACCCAAGACTCAGTCTGCATACGTTTAGGCACCGCCTGATACTTGACCCAGTCTCGCAGCGCGTTGTAAGACTCGCGGCCAAATTTATCGAGATACGTTTCGCGCCATTCTTCTTTGGTCGATACGCGGTTCCAGTCTCGAATTACCGGCGCGAGCATTGCGTAGCGGCTCGCGTCGATAACATGATTGATCCACACATTGAGAGACAGTTCAGGCGGCAACGAGGTGCCTTGGCGTGTTTTAGCAAACCCGCTGTTTGGCGTGACCGAACGAAACACCGCAGCGGCTTTGTTCTTCATCAGGTCTTCTTCGTTGAACCTACCGGCGCGTGCATTGATTTCGTGGTCAAATATCAGCGGGTAGTAGCCGCCTCTTAGGTTGACGCCCGCGCCGTCTTTCGAACGGAGCACCAACGGATCGGCTTGGACTTTTTTGATTTCCCGGTTGTAGATTTTGATGTGGGTCTGATTGATAGGCTCGAACAGCAGATCAGTGGCATCCCATATCTTCTGAATGGCGTAGAGCTCTTCAGCTGTTAGCAGAGCGGCCAATCGGTCGGCGGCATCTTCCGGAAGATTGTAGCCCTCTCGAAGCGCGGTGAGGTTGCCTTGGTTCCCGCAGTTGAGCAGCGCAGATACCACCATCTCACCGGTCCATTTGCCTTTGCCTTCGCGGACCATCGCATGTGGTAGCTCAAGCCCGTCGATGTCGAAATACTTTCCGCCCATCTCCTTCTCAATTCGTAGCACGGCTTGATGCAGCACTTGCCAAGCTGGTTCACTGGCCTTCAGCACTGTGTCAACCAGCTTAGATTGTTCCAGCTCAGCAGTGACGAGCCGCTGATAAAGCTTACGGAGCGGACCCTGTTTGCCTTCTTTCAGATTGGTGAAGCCGTCAGCAATGTCGGCCACGAATTGGGCCATCTGAACCCCGGCTTTGATCTGATGCGCGAACTGAATGAGCGGGTAGTTCCAATCTCCGCGCTGAGCGGTTTTGGCGTCTTTCAGTTTTTGCATACGCTCAACGCTACTCTGGACAAACTCGCTAAGCGTCTTCGCTTCTGATTCTTTGAGCGATGTCATGGCGTCACGGCCATACGCGACAATGCTCTTGATAGTTTCGTCAAGCTCGCGAACTTGGCTAAGTGTCAGATTCCGGTAGCCCCCGATATTCTGTTTTTGCTTGATCCAGTCCGGCATCAAAGCGTCCAACCCGCCGTCTTCGTCGAGTTCACGCAAATCACTCAGATTAAACTCTGCGCCATCAAACTGCAGCAGTCCATACCGTGACAACAAAGTCTGGACCACTGGCCGATACGCCATTTCAATTTTGTCGAGCAACGAATTGACTTTGCTCTTGGAATACCGCCGCTCTAAATTCTCACGGTATTTGCGAGCCTTGATGCTGGCCCGGACAATCGCGTGATACAAAAGTTGTTTTTCACGCAACTGGTAAGCACGGTCCCAGTCGCCTTTGCGGGCTGCGGCTAGGACTTCCGCGCCAAGGCGTTTTTCCTGATTCAGGAATCTAGAGTAATTTATCGAGTCTGAGAATTTGAGAGAGCCCAAGAACTCCTCAGCGGCCTGCGTGTAGGCTTCAGCAAAGAGCCGCGGTCGAACCGATTTTCTTTTTAATTTGGATCGTAGCAGCTCTGTTTCGGCGATCAGATATTCTAGAGACTTGTCAGAATGCAGAGCTTCATCCGCTTCGGTGATAGGGCTTTTCGAAATGTCGTTGCGTATGGACTCTTCAACGCGGCGCAATTCTTGTTTGACAGCGGCATTGATTGCTTCGCTGATCGGGACCGCGTCACGTAGCTGTTCGGCGAGCTGCTCGCCGCTGGTCAGTCCAACATCAAAAGCGAGCCCGCTAATGTCTAGACCGTCATCGGTGATTAGATTCGGGTATTTATTAGCGAGGACCTCCACGGCGGAGTCACCAAGCAACGCGGCGATTGAACCAGCCGATATGCCGCCTTGCGCTTTCGCTTTTTCGATTGCTTGGTAAACAGGCAGTGACTCAACTTGAGCTGTTTGCTCAGTCTTAATTTTGCTGAGACCGCCAAGGGCGCGAATGTATGCTTTCAGTCTGATCGATGTCTGGTGCTCCAATTCGGATCGCCGGGCGTCTTCTAGTTTCTGTTTGAGTTTTTCTTCGTCGTTTTCAACGGCGATCAGGGCTAAAAGTCTGTCTCGGTTCCCGTAGAACTGTTCGGCCTGAGCGATTTCCTCTTCAGCCGCCAGCAGCCGGTCAAACACTTCTTTGACCTCTTGGCTCATCTCAATGTCGAGAATTGAGCTGCCACGATAGACTGCAGTGAGCCAAGTCCTGAAACTGTGGAAAGCGCGGGCGAGCCCGATCGTCGGGGCGCGGCCTTCACGAAGATAGCTTTCAAAGGCCCGGGCCAGCTTTTCGTGCTGCTCAGTGGTCAGCTCTTTACTTGGGTCAAGCGCGCCAACAAAAGCCCGGAGCGTGTTGAGTTCGGCAAGGGCTTTCGGCCCGCCAAATCCAGCGCGAACTTGACGCTCCAGCTCCCCAACAAACAAGTGGCCCAATTCATGCAGCAATGTGCTCAAGTTGGCGGTCTTGAACAGATGTATCGTCACGTTACCCGGATTGAATTCGATTGCTCCGTTAACCCGCGGCCCGCGGTCCTCGTTCTGGAAGTAGGCATTATTTTGCTGCTTCGTTTCGATCTCGTTAACGGCGGCGGCAATCTCAGGAATCTTGAGCTCGCCCGGTGTGAGCATTCGGATTATGGGGTCGAATGTCTTAGCGTCTTTTCGATCCAGCCCTGTGTAGCCTGCGTTGGGCCCCCGCAAATCCGACACCAGCACATAAGCACCGGACGGAATCTGCACCACGTAAGTCTGCGCTGTGCTATCGGCGTTCAGCAGCAGAGATCGGAAGTTGGTGATTTTAACGGCCTTTTTATTTTCTAGCAATTTGTCAATTACGTCATTGACATCAGCGTCATACCAGTTCGGCACGCCGAACATTTCTGGCTGGCTGATAAGCAGAGTCGGCGGACCATAGATGTCGGTCATGCCCAGCAGTTGAGTCGGCGTGCCCGAATTCATCGAATTCAGCAGCAGATACCGCTCAACAAGTCTGAGCTTGGTCTCTTCCGGAGTATTGCTAGAGGAGTCGTAAATATCCGCAGCGAGCCCGCCGTATCCGGTGATTATTAAGTCCTCAAGATGCAGGGCTGAGTCAAAGTCGAGGGCCTTAACGATTCCGGTCGGGGTCCTCCACAGCCCCATGACTTCGGAGCCGCCCGGCTGCTCCAGTTTGGCCCCGCCGACTATTTGCGCAATTTGATTTGCGTCGAGAACAGGTAGCGCGGCGAGAGTAGCCTGCGCCTGATTACGTAGCTCGGACGCAAAGTAGAGTTGTTTCTCAGGCAGCGGAAGGCTAGCCAGAACCTGACTGCCGCCATTTTGAGCACTTGGGTCATTTTCACTTTGGAATAGTATCCTACCCGGAGAAGATTGTAAAGTCTTATCTGCAGACCGGATGATGTCCACGGCTTCGTTCATCACGGCCCGGATTTGCTGGGCCTCGGCACTGCTGTCCGCTTTGAGCCGCCGTAGGAAATTATGGGCCTGAGCGACGGCCTTCAGCACATACTTAACGGCTCGGCTCTTGCCGGACGCCTCTTCGGTCGCGACATGATAAAGTTGCTTCTGAATGATGAGCCGAACAAACTCCGCACCGACACCGACATGGTCTTTTAGGCTCAAAGACGTATAGACTTTTTTGAGCGCGGCTTTTTCATCTTTGGTCATCAGCTTGGCCACGTTTTCGTGAAACTGTGTCCAGCTTAGGCCGCGTTTTCTGAGCACTTGACCAATCGCAGCGTGCACGATTTCTTCGCGCATTGCCGCGCGAATCTCGTCGATAGTGTAGTCGTTTGCTAATGCCGATGGGTTGAATTCGATGTAATGGGAGCCTTGCCTGCCGGAATAAATGTAGCTTGCGTCATGGCCAATGTAGTTCTGACTCAAGCCCGCTTTAAGTTTTCTGGCGATTGCGCCGAACTCACGTTCGATGAGTTGTTGGGCCTGAAGACTACTCAAGCCGCTCTTGGTTCGGGCTTCACCGTTTTCAGATTCAAGCCGGATGTTAACTCCGGCGGCGATGTCGTTTTCTTTAACGTCTGTATCGGAAACCCAGTTGCGCGGGTTTTGCTTAAATCCGTCAACCAACTTAAAAATCTTTTCTCGGGTTTCTTCTAGCGACTGACCACCGTTCTGGAATTCGGCCCATTCTGCGGACACTTTTTCAACAAGGGCTTTATCCCGTTTCAGTGTGTCCGTGAATACTGAACGGGCCGCTTCCCAAACGATGCTTTGAAGTTCTCTTGAAGTGATACCGAGTTTAGAAGCCGCGCGCTTGTAGCCCTCATCATAGAGTATGTAAAGGCCTTTAAGCCCAAGCTCAGTGTTAGACGGCCCGCTAAAAACGTCATTGGCCGGTTTGCTTTTTTGACTTAAAGGCGCGAACAACGCGGCGGCGATAGCGTGCGTATCGATGGTTACACTTTCAGCGTTTGTTGGGTCAACGATGTTATTGTAGAAGTTTCGTATTTTATGCGCGCCGCCCAGCAAATCGCTGATTTTTTCGATGTCTGCGCCTTTGAAAATTTCTATGGCTTTCTTTGTATTTCCATAGCTATTCCACGCCAATTCTGACAGTTTGCCTTCCTTGTCGATCGCTTTGCCGACCGGAGTTCCAGTGGGGTCGTAAATATGATAGCTGCGGTCTTGTGACTCAACATAAGCTCGCAGCATCCACGCCTGATGGTCCAGATTTTCAATTTCATTTATCGGCTTGCCTATTAGACCGGCCAATGCGTCTTTATCAGCAAGGGGTTTTTCCCCATCCGTTACAGAGTCCTCCAATCCTGCATAAAAACTGTCGATCAAATTTTGAGTGACGACGGCGGTAGGATCAGTCATTACCCGCATCACCCAAATGGCTTGTCCGATGTTGAGGTCCCAAGCCGTCCGCGGACTCAAAACAGCGATGATGGCCGACGATTGCTCTATCGTGATGCCGTATTTTTCAGCGAGTTCATTTGCTAGCCTATTCGCTCCAACATACCATCTGGAAGATTTTTCTCTGAAGTCTTTAGGAGTCTTGTTATACAGCCAGATCAAATTGTCTTCGATTCGCTCAACAAACTTTTTGATGAGGCCCTCTTTTTCTTTGTCGGTCATTTTTCCGACAAGCTCTTTTCTGATCTGCTTTTTCTTCTCTTTAAGCTTTTCGTCTTCTTTATCCGATTTAAGCCCCAAGAGCTCTAATTCGGTGGCTTTTCCGCCCAACTGAGGGTAGCCTTCCAGAAGGGCCCCGACCAAAGAATCGACAAAACGCTTTGCTCCAAAGACGGCCTTAAAATCAGTAAATGCCGGAGAGCCTTCTTGAGTTTCCGCGCCAGTGGTGGATACAACTTGGCCACGGCGAACAACCGGGTCCCCGCTCACATAATGCACAAGCGGGCCGGTGCTGAACTTGTTGTTCAGATCACCTGCGGCTTTCAGGAACTTGTCCACTTTCTCAAATGAATTTGAGGCGACATAGCCTTGGAAGTTTCCGGAGTCCCAATACTGCGCGACATAGCGGAAATTCTGAGCCAGCAGCTTTTCAAATTCTTGCCGCTGGACCATATTGTCAACCATCCCGACGGTTTGCTCGTCCTGCTTGGATTGCGAGAATCCGACCTTCTCCGCTTTTTGTTTTTGCTCTTCTTCGGTGAAATACTTGTTTTTGTGCTCTTGGTCTTTGAACTTTTCGTTCTTTTCCCAGTCGGGGTTCAGCAGCTTTTCAGACGTTACAAATAGGCCGTCGTCTTTGAGCAGTCTTACGACTTCAGCAATTTGAGCTGTGCGGTCCGGGTCAATAAACTGAAAGCCCATCGACTCATGGATCGCGTCGTATTTTACGTCTGGATTATGGGCGTTGTATGTAACTCCGTCCTCCTCATCACGGAAGCCGTTGAGAAAGGCCTCCGCAGCAAATGCCGCACCGGGGGCCTGTGGCAGATCATCAAAGGTTTTCTTCATGGCCCTGTTCGGGTCAAGAGACACAGTTTCGATTTTGCCTTTCGAAAGCGCGGAAATAGTCTTTCCGAAAGAGCCTTCAGACGCCGCAATGTCTAGAACTTTGGAACCTTTGGGTAGCGTCAAAAAGCCTTTGATGGTTCTGACTTTCAATTCGTAAAAAGCCGGAATGCTCTTAAAAATGTGGTCATCGAAGTTACCAATGTATTTGTGCATTTCTTCGATGATCTTTTTGTCTTTGGAAAGATCGATCAGCTCCGGCACAAACGGTATTTTGCTTTTTCCGAACAAGCCCGAAGTGACTTTCCTGAAAAAGTCTTTGAACTCCAAACCGACTCTCGGCGAACGATTACTCGATTCGGGGGCCTCTTGGAAAAGCTGCTTACCGTTTTTATCGAAACGCGGGTGCGCAGCCCTCCATTCTTCGGCCCATCGCTGGAAGTCTTCGTCGGTGAAATTCGGGTTCTCAAGCATCTTCTGCCGCATGAACTCCCGCTGTTCTGCCATGTCTTTTGCGTAGAGTTCCTGCGGACTCGGTTGGCCTTCCGGAATAATCCAGATGCTTTTGCCGTCCGGAGCAAACACGGCTTTGGTGTTTACGTTGACATTAACGCCATTTGCGGACAGCCAATCTTCGACGGAGACATCTTGCCGTTTCGCAGCGATCGCGGCACCGGAAAGCATCAGATTCAAATAGTGGTCAATTTGCTCCTGAGTAAAACCCCCGCCGTCTTGGTTTCTAAAATTCTTGAGGGACTCTCGAATAGCTTGAATCTGCGCAGGCAACACACCGGTGCTTTCAGCGGCAAGCCGCTCACGAATGGTGTTGATCTCTTCGTTTAGCCACGCTTTCGTCATGGCCGCTTCATTGGCGGTCATGTTGTTTTCGCCAAACCGCAAGTCGGCCTTGATGGACTCGATGTTACTGACAGTAGCCGAATGCGCCAGATATGCAGAGTATTTGACTTTAAGCTCGCTAGCGGCTTCGTTTGTTAAAGCGTCAATGGCCTGCTGCTCAGAGACGCCAAGTTTGCCCATGAACTCAACATACTGTTCGTCGGTCTGGAACAGATTGCGAACCTTCGAGGCCGGAACAAACACTTCGTCGGAGACTTGGTGCTCATTGAGTATGGTTTCTACCGCAGATTGTGTTGCTTGCGGATCGGCGTTTTTAGCCGCAACGAATTTAATCTTTTCCGCAAGACCGTCATGCTGGGCAAGTTTGTTTTCGGCGTTGTGTATTTTCTTGTAGTTGAGCCCATAACTAGCTGTAGAAATTATAGTGCTCATAGCCGCGCCGCTGAACCCCCCGGCCAAAGCTGAATCTGAAATGCTGAACAGAAACTCCCGGAGCCCCATGTTTCCGTCGGTAGCTATGGTTACAAGATTTTGAAATGCCGAAGTCGCACCTTCAGAAACAGCTTCCGTAGCATACGATCTTGACGCCAAACCCAACATAGATTTGGGCGTTAATTTCTTAACACTGGAGGCCTCTTTAATAATCCCAAGGGTCCCCAGTTTTTCGAACACGTATTCTAAGAGTCCGTGGCCCCCGGCTCTCACGATGGCGTTTTCTTTTGACGCCCCATCGCGTTGCGCTTCATCAAACGCGCCGAAAGCGGACTTAGCGGACAATAACGCCATAGCCCCCGTTGGGTTGCCCGCGGCGGCTACGGACGCAGCCGCCCAATCATACAAAGACTGGAGGCCTTGGTTAACAAATTGGTAAGCCCCCTCAGTGTAAAAGCCTTTCGAAATCAGCTCTGTCGGAGACTCCCCTGCTTGCGGCTTAAAAAAGTTCGCTGCTTTTTCCGGTGAAAAACCGCCCAGCATACTTTCGGCGATTTCGCTCCGGGCATTGCGTATTTCTATGCTTTGATTTAGAGCCTCGTCTTTGATCTTGATGAGCTCGTCCCGGACTTGTGGGTCAATGCCCGCGGGCAAGTTGTCGAGAATCTGCTGCCAATATGCGTCAGCCCTAGCAGCCGCTACAGCGTGATACGAAGAAACTCCGGTGTCTAAAAGAGAGAATAAGGCGTTAACAATCCCGCGGGCCTGTTGAGTAAGAAAGCCCTCGTCCGCTTGCTTCGATTGCCGGACGGACTCTTCAATTTCCATGAGGGCTTTTCTGCGCTCATTGTCGCCGATTAAATGCGACGGATCAGCCGCTAATTTGGCCAAAGCCGGATACAACGGCTCACCTTTTTCATCCGTCGCCAATAGCTCTTTGGCTATCTTGATCGACTCTTCAGAGGCCTTAATTTCCGGAAGCTGCTCTTTGGCTTTATCGGCGGGAAGATTAAAGCGGCGCATCACCGCTGCAATCTCGGCGGCTTTCTCTGGAGATTCTCCCATCCATTTAAGGCCTTCCTGAATGTCTCCGGATAGCTTGGCGACGTATTCGGCCCGGAGAGCCTTTGGCATTTTCAGCAGCTCGCCGGGTATCTGGTCAGCAAAAGCCGCCCCGCCCTTCGGCAATCGAAGAGACTCTTCTGCCGAAGGAAGCCCCGCGGCATCAAGCAAGCTGCTTCCGCTATCTGCCACAGATGGCTGGAGTTGTTTAGGCGCGGGAGGCGCGCTATCTAAACCAGCGGTTGCTAAAATGCCGTTGTCTTCTTGGGGCTGCTCGAAAGGGTCCATAATAAAGGCACGTTAAATACTTTTTTACTTATTAAGGGAGTCCAGCTTAAATTTAACGGGCTCCCCATTTTTATCGTAAAATTCGGAATATCGGCGACCGCCCATTTCGAACACGCGATACCATTTGATTTTGCCCGGCAACGACGGAACGCGCTCCCGGTCGTTAAGAGTCACGGGCTTCAATCCGGAGATAGGCTCACCGTCACCGCCCCTTAACTTTTCCGGCACAGCATACTCGCTTGTGAGATATTCGTGCATGTAAAGCGGGATCATCTTTTTCGTGAACCACCAAGTGCGGTCCCCGTTAAATACAGGCGTCTGCGCTTTTTTGATTTCCTGATCGATCCTTAATTGGGTCCGCTCAGACTCTGGAATCTGACTAATCACGTTGTCCATGTATGCGCAGAAAGCGTTGTATTTAAGACGGTCTTCTTCGTCGCCGTTCGAATTGAGGCCTATGCTTTTTGCCGCTTGTCGGACTTGGGCCTCGGCGGATTCCGTTCTAAACTGCTTTGGCGGTTTCGGCCCGGCAAACGCGCCGTTTGCCTTAATCGTGTCCATTTGGGCAAGTATAAGACTCCTAAAATGGTCGTTGCTCAACTGGCTGCTATAGTCTTCCAGCTTGAGCTTAGCAAACCCCGCCGGGTCATTTTGCTGCATATCGAGCAATTTGTGAAAAGTGGCGTAGTTAGTCGGCCTGTCACCCTCAAGCAAATTCATCTGGAACCGGGCGATTTTAGACTGCAAATCGCTAGGAAGAGACTCGGGGACTTTGGCACCGCGGGGGTCTTGCAAAATCGCATCGAGGGCCTCGTTGATCTGCGACCTCTCGGCTTCAGTGATTTTTGACTCTTCGACCATGTAGGCCTTCATGAATGTTTGCTTGAGCTCTTCCCTCTTGACAGGATCACTGACCCCCATTTCGTCCAAAGTCTTGTCAGCCGCTTCAGAGCCTGGGACTTTTCCGTGGACGGCCTGAATAGCCGCATTCTCCACAGATCTCTTTTTAACCATTTGGTCCAGTGCCCCGGCGAGTTTGTCGTGGACTTCCGGGGCCATGTAGTCCTTATATTTTTCGGCCAATGCTAAAGCTTCAGCCGGATCGCGGTCGGCGATTGTAGCGATTGCTCGGGCGTAAACTTCGGAGATTTTGTTTCGCTTCTGTTCTTCGATGAATTCCGGTGCACGGCCACGGTGCTGCTCTTCGACCATGTTAGCGACTTTTATCGCTGTGTCGTGCAGATAATTTTCGTTGTAAGGATTCTGCGAAGCCGAATAAATCGAAGACTCAATTCCTGAGCTTAAAGTATCCAGTCGGTATTGCTCTTGGGCTTTAGCGCGGAACCCAATCACGGACTCTAAATTATTAGTCCGAAGCTGCGCAAATGCTTTCCCGAACAAGGCTTGCTGACGTTGGTTAAGCTTCGAGCTTGATTCAGCACCGATCTTGTCGAGAGTTTCCGCGGCTTTATCTGCAGCAGTTAAGGCCTCAGAACCGCTCTTGCTATAGACATCATTCTGGAGAAAATGCGTCGCTTTGAGCGTGGCGTCATTAAGCGCGCTTTGCACGACGAGCCTGTCATGTTCGTCAAGCCGCTCCCGATAAAGTGCCGCGGCCTGCTGCAGAAAATCGTTGCCAGCCGCGCCAAGTCGCTGAAGATTGACTGCGTCTCTATAGCCGAAAGCGTCCGCTGTTACGTTCGGCGTATTAAGCGGGTTGTTTCGGACTTGGCCCGGTTCGTATGTTGGAATAACTGGCATGGTCAACCGGCTTGTGCTTGTGGCGGCTTCTCTTTCGACGGAAACGAGGTTCTGTAAATGCCAAGCGTGTTGCTTGCGCCAGCCAGAAGCGAAGAGGCCCCCGCCAAAGCAGCGGAGCCTTTAGACGCCCTTGCAATGCTGGCCTGAGCTCTGTAAGCCCACGCATCCCGCTCGGCGTTGTTTTTAATCGTCAAAGCGTCAAGTTCCCCAAATTTCGCAGCATCGGCCTGAATATCCATTGCAGAGCCGTCTTCGATCTGAACGCCGCTCGCACCGAGTCCGGCCCGCTGCGAGCCGATCAATCGTTTGACTTCGGCGCGTTTTTTATCGGCCTCGATTTGACCGCGGGCGATCGCGTCCTTGGCCATCATCTCGTTGTATTTAGCTTGGGCCTCCGCTTGTCGGTTTTGCGCTTGTTGGGCGGCATACGCGCCGTAAGCACCAACGGCTGTAGAAATCACGCTAAGGGCAACCATTGCCACTGGGATTGCTGGGGCGCACATAGCTTTTTATCCAGAATCGGTGGAATGGAAGTTTATCAACGCCATACGGTTCCGCGGGTTCCACCGTAAACCCGCACCACCGCAGCCACCGAATAGCCGCCTTGTGGCGGGCATCGGTGTAATTTTCCAACATTGGAAAATCGGCCCTCATCATTTCGACATAGTAAATTGACCGTCTGGCCAAAGCAACGTCTTGGCTTGGCGTCAGCGGGGCCGACAAGAACCACGGAACGCCAATAGACGTGAATGCAGAGTTCGCCGTGACGCCGAACATCAGTTTGACTTCGTTCCCGTCAAGACCGGTCCACGCTTTACCGTATTTACTCCGGACACCTAAAAGCAAGGCGTCTAATGGCGTGGCCCTATTCGCCGCCCATATTTCGGCCACGTCTTCGTCACGGAGTTTGGGCGCCAATTCGTAAGCGTCCTGCTCTGTGGCCTCGCGGACCCAATAGCGGCTATCGGTCTTAGTCTTGGCCATCGCTAATAACGGCGGTCACGCTGGTTATTGTGCAGGGGACCGGGCTCCGCACTTCAAACGATATGCGGGCGTCTCTAAGACCGGACGGCGAAACAAATATCTCTTTGTCCCCGGTGAAAGGCTCGATCGGTTCGCCGTAGTCTTCCGTGTCTCGCATTGGGACTTCAAAATACTCATACCCGGGAGCGGTAGCCGCCCACAGCTCTCGGCTGTCCCGGAGCCCCACGATGACACTGGAGACCTGCCGCCGAACAGACAGCGCGGAGTTTGTTTCGGCAACTTGGTAGTCGAATCCTATCGGTTCGCAAACGCATGTGTATGGCAGGCCGACATGGACTTTAGCTGCCGGGTTGGGGAGCGTGATTGAACCGTTACTTACTTCAAGGTCCGGCACTACGTTGCCGTCAGCAAAAGCAACAACCGTGCGACCGTTCAAATGGCTTAGACCAGAAATTGTGGTCGCTGGGGGCCCGGAATACGTCAGACCGCTATCGACAAAAAACGCATCCTCGATGTTGTCGAAGTCTCTTTCGGCCAATCGCTCAACATAGCGGACCTGCTGACCGCCGACCGTGCGGCGCACTACTACCCACACTTGAGATTGGCCCTCGCCAACGGTAGGGCACACCACGCTTTCAATGACTCCGTCCGTTGTGTGCCTCGCCCATGCGTAAACTTTGTGGCCTTTGTGGTATGTCAGGCTACATAACACGCCGTCTTCACGAAGGGCCCATAACACGGAATCCGGATACTTCGCGTGCCCCCACTGCACTATTTTGCTTTTATCAAAAAGGTGCTGCGCCAACACTGTTAAATCGTCGCCAGCGTAACCGTCTTTTTCGAGCGAGTAGCCCATGTCACGGATTCGTTTTTGACTCCCGTCAACAAAAAGCACAGCGTCGCCGACAATGTGGGGTTGTAAATCCGCGCAACCCCATCGACTTTGGATTTTAAGTTTAACGGAAGATGGCGTTATGGCTGGTTGATTAGGCGACGGTGCCATGAGCCATTCGCTATCACTAGTCCCGACAATGAGGTCGCCCATTGACGCGAGCCAGCGAATTTCATTAACTGAAGACGAGTCAATCGTAAACTGGATGCCGTCGTCGTCTTGAACTGGCGACGATCTGTTATGGTTTCGGAAATCCCCGGTTCGGGAGCCCCAAATGGTTTGCGGGCGGTTATTGGTTCTGGCGAGATAGAGCCTTTGATCGTGGAAGGCCCCTACAGCCGGGTAGTTGTTAGCGGTTTCAAACGGCAGCACGTTTTTAGGCGGTGTTCTTTTTACGTCCCTTGACGGGTTGGTAGGAGTTACAATGCTTGTTAACTCAGTCCGCATTATGTAGGCCCACGCGCCGTTATACTTTTCATAGACGTTATAGTATTCCGCGCCGGTTACGGCGGTCCAAACTAGCGTGTAGCCTCTACCGTTAATAAGAAACTGATTGGACGACAAAGACTCTACGCCGCTTGAATCGACGGCGGTTACAGCGTAAGCAAATGAAGGGTCGCTGCCTGGGTATCCGTAGGACGTAATTGTCGGAGCAGCTATGCCTGTTCCGTTTGTCTGGACAGACAGCGTCCAGTTATTATGCGAGATTCTTGTAAGCTCGCGCATTTTGTGGTTAGGAGAAAAAATGTAAAGAATGTCCGCGCTTTGCTCGAACTTCAATTTCGGTAAATCGGCTTCTGTGTAAGGAGTCGAAATTTCGTATATATTGTTGTTAGTGTCTAGTATAACGCCGTCGTCTTTGTAGAAGCGAATATATTGGTCTCCGAACTCAAGCACATACCACTGCACAACCGAAAACTGGAAAGCCCAAAGCCTAGACTTTTTGTTGTTGAACTTAGTGCCGTTAACAAAGCGGAAACCGGGCCGGTTTTCGACTGAGCCGCGGACCCGGGGCAAAAAATTCTCAAGTCTGCGAAGCGACGACGCCCACTTCTCCAAATCAGGCCGGACCCACAGTTCGGGCGATATTTCGCCACCGGTGAAAGACGCCTGACGAATTTTCATTTGCGCACGTCCGCAAAGTCGCCCCACCCGGTAGGCTTAATGTGACTAAGGTTCACACTATCAGCCGCAGCAGCGGCCAACGCCCGCATATAGGCATTGTTCGTGACTTGAAGCAGTTGCTTATCGCCACGAAGCGGAAGCGCAATGTCAGCCGCTAGCCGCCATGCCAAACAATCAACGAATCCGGGGTCAAAAACCGTGGCGTTGTCGATATTAGCCGTATAGACCAATTCAGCTTCATCTTGATCCGTAGCAATTAGCTGAAGGCCTTGCGACGGGTGTGAGATTACTTCAAAGTCGATTCGAAGATACGGATTAGAGCCTTTCGGATCGGCTGGATTCACAATGCGCCGCGGCGTCAAACAATCAGCAGGCTTAGCATAAACGTAGTCCCACGCGGGGTGCTCAACGGTCGTAAGAGCCAGTGGAGCTACCCTACGGGCGAAGCTCCAATCAAAATCGTTCAGAACAGCCTCTCTTACAATCGCAAGATGACGACGGCACACTTGGGCCTCGCGCGTAGGATCATCCAGCGACTGGATAGCCGGAGCCAAGACACGCGATAAGGCCAAGTTGCATATCTGAACGATGTTCGCCATTAGCTAAGGATGTCCAAGTCTTCGGGCTTAACATCGGCAGTAAATCCGCCGGTGCCCGCAATTTTTGTCCCGCCAGAAGCCCGGGGTTTACGTTTCGGTTTCTGAAGGTCATAGAGTGTTACAGGCTCCTCCCCTGCATCAGCGAGAGGAGCCTGCTGCACTTCTTCTGCTGGCTTAAAGCAGTCCTCCGGCTCATCCCCCATTCTCTCCACAACATCGCCGGGAGAGAACAGGGTCGAGCGAAAGAAGACCTGCTTAGTGCAGACCAGTTTCATTCATCAGTTACCGGTTTCAGCTTTCAGAGCTTCCCAGTCCTGAACATTCAGAACCAAACCCGCGTCCAGCGTGCCGGTCGTCGGGTTGGTGCCAGTGACCACGTAACGGAACCGAAGATACCTACGCGCGCCTCGGGGCACCAAAGGAAGCTTCAGATCTTTGTTAGCGGTCAGTTCGGCAAGCGGGAACGACTTGGACCACAGATCGATGGGCGTAGTGAAAGCCGCATCGGTGGCAGTCTGGAGCACGACGGCAAGCGAGGTCAAGTTGTTGAAAGCGGCCCCAACGCGAGCGAAAGTTTCGATCGCTTGGTTGCTCCCACGTCCGACATCGGCTGCGCTGCCCGTATCATAGATATGGGTGCTGTTTGCGGTCGCGGTGATGGCTTGCCCATCACTGAGTAGGGTTTCTTTATCGATGATCATTGTGATCTCCTCAGTTATGCGGCGGATTAAGCGACCGCAGTTTCGTTCGAAATGATGGCGTCACAGCGTTTGACCGGAACACCATCAAAGTTCAAAACATGCTTACCGGCGACGGTGTCAAGCGTGAGATTGACATTGTCGCGGTTCGCGATCTGCCGACGAAGGAACGAACGCACGGTCCGATTGCAATAGAAGACAGGGCGACCCATCTTCAAGTTGTGGACCTGCTCAAGAGCCTGAACCATCAAGTCGATCAGGTCGGCACCAGAGCTGGCGTCCTTAACCAACTGGCTGACTTTGATATTGGCGATGCGAACGACATAACGCCAGTCGCGAACGGTCAGTCCGCAGTCCCAACGATAATGGGTGCGGTAAATCTGATATTCGCCGCCGTTACCGTCGCTAGCAGTGTCTTCGCCAAGATCGCGGACTTGAAGACCGGCTTTGCCGCCTTTCGGGAAAATTCCGTGGGCGGACTGATCCCCCCAAACGACGAGCCAGACCGACGTATTGCCAGTTCCGGTGCCGCCGCCGTTGATGATGTTCTTGCCGTTCTCAGCAGTCAGCGAGTTGAACCGAGGCGCGAGCCCCAAGAACCGCTCCTTGTTGACCTCAGTGTTGCCGTAGAACAGCGTGTTAGCGAACTCGATGTTCATGGCCTCGATGAACGCCTTATCTTCCGACAAGCGGAATTCAGGCGTGTTACCGTTGAGGTCGGCAAGGGCCTTGTCTGTCTTGGCGTAGGCCTCAAGCATCCCGCAAGTGTCCTGCACTTGCACGGTGCGAGACTTGCTGGGTTGCACGCCATAGTTCAGCAACCGCCATGTCGCGGAGGGCAGGCCCGAGCGAACGGTGGTTTTGTGTCCAGTAGGCAGATTTCCTTCGACCCAAAGCATGTCATCCAGAACTTCGTTGGTCTGCGAAAGCAACTCAACGATGCTCGGAATGCTGCCATTGGGATCAACGCGCTTGGCCCAATCTGCGAGGGTCAACGCGGTTTGACCTAGAGTAGCCATTGTTGTTTCTCCTTGTTGTTAGTTTACCTATTTTGAGTCATCGTCGGATAGAGCTTTGCAGCCACCGAACGAGTGTCATTCGCAGAGGGGGAGCCCTCCACGAGTTTGTCCTCGCCAGTAGCCTTTGCGACCCTAGCGAGAAAACGGAACAAGGCGGGGTTGTCGCCCCACCCGGAATCGAAAACGGCGTCAAGCTCTCGAAGATCGTTGCCCGCGAACTTGACGATAAAGTTGCGAGTGCGGAGCCGAGTCTCTTCGAAATTACGGCCCCCAAACTCGGGGTCGTTCTTAACTTCTGCGGTCCACTTTTCGCGAAGCGCGTTCCACTGCGCCTCTTGGGCTTTCGCGAATTTTTCCGGAGCAAAGTGCTTCGCCGCAATATCGACCAGCTTTTGCGCTTGATCTTGAGAAAGATTCAGCTCCCTAGCAACTTTTTCAAATTCGGGAGTCGCTTCAGGATGCGGAGTGATTCCGTCTGGAAACTTGAACTCGTATTTTTCCGGAGCACCGACCGATTTGTCAGCGGAGTTGTTAGAGTTTTCAGGCTGCGGTTTTTGACCAGCAGCGGGGGCTTCAGGGGTGTTGGTTTCAGGCTCTGCGGTAGGGGCCTCAGAGTTGCCAGTTATTGGAGCGTTCGGGCTAAGAAGTGTGTCTTCCATAAAGCGACATTACCATTCTGGCTCATCATCGCAAGTCCCGCCAGTTTCCGGCTCAACAAAGAACCTCACAACTTTGGGGTCAAGGGCCACGATTTCGTTAAACAGTTCGACACCTACCGAGCGGCGACCGTTCAAAAAGGCCATATTGTAAGGGTCGGGCGAATAGGTCGATGACCACATACCAGCGGCAAAAAGCAGACGGCGTATAAGCATCCGGCCTTCGGGCAACCGGAGCACGGCCTGAAGTTGTCGGCGTTGCTCTTCTAGGATTTTCAACTGGTCTTCGTTGGGCCTCATACGCCTGACATTAACGCCGCGAGAGCCGGACCACCGGGAGTCTGCTGACTAGTTTCAGAAGACGTTTTAGCCGCATCAGCGGCACTAGACGCGGCCTGAGCAATCTGCGAAATCGGCTGCGCCATTTGCGCCATCTGCATGAGCTGCTGCTGTTGAGCTCTAGACGCCCTAAGTTCTTCGACCTTGTCGTCCGAGTTAACGATCGACGGGGGCACGCCCAACATGTCACTGTAAACATCGACCGCTTGGTCCAAGTCAACTTTGTCCAGAACGTCCGGCTTCATGCCCGCGACCGCGCCAACAAATGTCATAAGCTGATCGACCGCGGACGTTCCGACAATTTTTTGAGCCTGAGCAAGTAAAGAGATATACTCGATCTTCAGTTCTTGGCCTTGGAGCTCCGGCGGCGCGGGCGGAAGAATGCCCAAATCATTCATGATGCTGAATGTTCGGTCAATGACCGGATCAAGAAACTCGCTGTCTAATCGCTCAAGTATTGGCCCTAGCATGACCAACTTTTCTTCGTGCCGCTTTGCGATTTCCGTAGCAGTCATGCGTTTTTCTTGATTGAGCACGGATAGAAACAAATCGTTAAAGAAGAATCTGCGAATGCGCTGCTCAACGGCGTCAATTTCAAGCCGAAGGTCCGCGAAGTTGGTCCGGTTCTCCATTGCCGGTCTAAGGCCGATATTCGCCGCCGTTTCGTCAATATAGTTAACCCCGCCAGCGGCAAGAGTCCCGCCGACTGCGCGGAGCCCAGCAGGAGCAACCATCGGGGGGTCAACTTGCTTATCGAGGGCTTTTAATTTTTTCAACTCCATCAACTGGAGCTGCTTAGCGTCCCCCAATGCGGCCATGCCCGGGCTCACACCGTAAGTGTCAACGCCAACGACTTCCCACCGTGGCGCGACAAATGGAATTTCGTTGTAGCCAGATTCGCGCAACAATTTATCACTGTCGCCGGACAGCAGAAAATACGCGGACTTGTAGGCTTTGCCCCTAAAATCCGCATAGCGTTCGTCGCGTTCGTTGTTGACCTCAATGACATGCACGACCTCAAAACGGTGGTCGTAATTACCGGCGTCCCATGCGTTCTGGATCGACTTGTCGAGATTGCCCCATTCGAACTCTCCGACAAGCTGCTCAACCGTCATCGAGAATTGACGGTAAAGAGCGGAAGGCCGATAAGATGAATCGAGGGCCAGACAATACTCGCCAATGGTGAACGGTCGGCACCTAATGACCGTGCGAGCGTCTGACTCGATCAGCATACAGCCGGTGCCGAACACGCCGCATTCATCGTAGATGGTATGCGCCGATGCGTAAAAATTCGAACGCGCGAACACCATGAGCATCTGATCTCGAACAACGCTCAGATAGTCCCTGACGCCTTCCTTCTCGGCGAGCGATTTATCGTGCGTTGTTAGGCGAAACCACGGCCTCGATGGGGACGTAAGCCCACCCTGCATACCCCCGGCCAAAGTCCGACGCGCATCTACAGCGGAGCCGTTAATGATCTTGTCGTGCTTCTTTCGACCATCGTTATGCTGAGTTATACTGTCACCTTTCAGATACCGGCCACGAACCGGAGAGAAGTATTCGGCAAGCTCCCGCCAATGGGCGTCCCAGCCTTGAGCAGAACGCTCAGACTTCAGAGCGTTGAACCGTCTGCGATAGCGAGCGGTCTTGGTTTCCTCTCTCCGCTTCATAGTGTTTACCTACGCACCCAAGAGGGTCTTTTTCGCGACGGGCGCGGCACTTGCGTCGCCCTGTGGTCCGCTCAAAAGAGTGGACGACCGGCCAGCGGCAAGCGCGGCTTGTTTGCGCTGCTTTTCCGCGGCAGCGTCGCCTTCCGGGCCGGACATATCGACCGGGGATGGCGGCGGTGGTGGACTAGGGGCTTTGCCTCCCATGCACATACGTTTGTCTCCTTATTGTCAACCCGCAGATGCGTAATAGGGCCCGCCATCTTGACCGGGTTTTGGTTTTTGTTTTTTAGCGAGCTCAAGCGCGAAATTGCGCCTGTGCTCAAATCGATTACGAAGGCCTTTCTCCAGATTCGGACGGCCCTTCAAATTCGCGTAGTCGATCTCGTATTTGAGAGCGGCATCAGTGAGCCTGTCAATTTGGGCCTCAGTGCTTAGGCCCTTTGGACCGTCTTTACCGAAAGCGATCTCAAATATTTTTCGCGCTCCGCCTTCGCCGCGGTGATAGACGATGTCACGGGCCATTTCCTGAATGACCGGATCGCTCGAAAACTTTGTAGCGGCTGCCGTTTTCTTTTCGACCATCTTAGCGAATTCGGCTTTGATTTCTTGCTGGCTCTTGCCGGACTTAATCATCTGAAGAAGTTGATCACGTTCGGCCTTGTTGTATCGGGGCGTCATGCCAGCGACTTCGATGTTGTCCGATCCGACCGCGCCGCCGTCATTGCTGGGCAGCGCATACGGCATGATGTTGCCGCTTTTGTCGAATCGGCCTTCCCTTGACCACAAATAATCGACGAACCCCCGAGACGCGCTCACACCGCTAGCCGCGGTGCTTTCTACCCGCCCACTATTGGACGGCGTATTATTCGATTTAGACGGCGTATTCGCTTGCAACGGCGCAGCCGAAGGTGGACTAGCAGGAGCCGGAGCTACCGATTTACCGACTTGCAACGGTGCAGGCGCAGACGGGGGCGGCACCGAAGACGCGGATAGCCCTCTCGCTGTTGACGCGGCCCATGCTGGTCCGTCTTTTTGTGGTGAGCACATGCTCAATAATTACCACGCCACCCAGCCATAGCAACTACCCCCGCAGCCCTTGGCTTTTTGGTCGCTCATGGAATCAAGCGTTCTCGCGACTTCGGCCACACTCTCGTGGCCTTCCGCGATTCGGGCGGACCATGCCAGATACCGGCTGCTCAATCGGCTTTCTGAAGAATGCCGTCTTTCGGCCTCATTTGTGATACCGCTATTTTTTCGTAGGCCTCTACGCTCAATGAGCACCACAGAGCCCCCAAGACTTCTCACCAGTTCGGCTTCTTCAGGGAACCTCACATCATCGATGACGACTTTGCAGACTCCTTCCATGTGCAACCGCTTGATTTTTTCCGCGGCAAGATCGACCCATATTGTAGGCGAAACCAGATTGCGCCCCCACTCAGTGCCGAGCGTTTGGAGTAAATAGCGAGTCGTTTTGCCATTAAACGCGGCCAGTGCTGGGGGCGAGTTTTTGTTGGCAAGATCGTCTTCAGAAAGGCCTATCGCTTTGAGCATTTCTTTGATTGGTGTGGATAGCGACATGCGAGTCCAGCCCAACCGTTCTAGTTCTTTTGCCAGTGTGCTTTTTCCAACTCCAGCATAGCCGTGGAGCCCGATGACTTGTAAAGTTTCCATGTTCACAATTCGATAGTAGCCCCGCGTCGCTTCAGTCGCAACGCAAAACGGGCCGGACAGCAACACCGCTATCCGGCCCGCCACACAACTCACACAGGGCAAAACCCATGAACCAACATCAGCATACATCAAATACCGGGCCCGTCAAGTGCCTTAAACACGTCGTATTCGGTTTCGAGTCGATTGGATGGCCGTTGCTTGATGGGCCCGCTGCGGGTGATGTCCTGTTGTATATGCACAGGCGCGGCAAACGTGAGGGCCAATGCGTCACCGATGTCCGGGGATCGAAGGCCTCTCCGTTTCATGTCTTTTTTCGATTCGAGGGCCTTTTTGCCGTTCGGCAAAATGAAGCACTGCGGCGCGGTGAGATCGGTAACAACCGCATCGGCTCCGCGGGTTTCGGAGCCTTGAGAGGCGGGCCACAAGGTGCCTCCAGATTCAAGCCATTGCAGCATGTCGAACCACATTTGGGTTCGTTTGTTGTGATACATCGGGCTACTGGACGCACCACCGAAATTGACCGGCATCGGATTTCGACCGAGCCTTCGCAAATAGTCGATGACTCCGGAGCCCCATCCGATGTCGATGAAGCACGCTGCTGCTTTATACTGAGTCCACCACTGATTCACCAAATCCCCCAATGTCTGGCTGTCCATTTTGGCAAACACACCAAGGCACTTAGAGGCGAGGCCCTGACGCATCACCACGACTGAGCGGTCGTCACCTTCCCATGCTGGATCAACGCCAAGCACGACCGGAGCAAATTCGTATTCATGCCGGGCCAGTTTCCGGTTCATCGCCGTTTCAACCAGTGTGCGCGGTATCAACTGATTGATCGAAGACTGCGGGAACTCACCAAGCACACGGACCCGATACACATCGGAGTCTTCGCCCCACTCTTGGCGCATCTCTTCGACATAGTTCTGGTCCGCCAGTTTGGAGTTGGTGCACGACAACGTGAACCGCCGCCACATGTGTGCATTGCGGTGAAACGTATTGTAGGCATATCCGGACGTGGCCGTCGGGTTCCCAATCAGCAGAGCGCGGGCCCCTTTAGTTGTTAGCGCGCCACGTGCGACTTCATAAATGGAATCTGCGACACCGAATGACTCTTCGATGATGAAAGCCATATTGGTAGCGTGGAGGCCCTGCAGCGCATCGGGTGATTCCGGCCTCGCTGTGCGAGCGGTCAGAAACTGAGTTTTTTCCGCTCCTTTGACATGGAGGCTTTTACCGGTCACGACCAACTGATTGCGGAACCACGGGTTCATTCGGCCATGCCACTTAGCGATTTCAGCCATCAGCACGTCATGCAACTGTTGGGCCGAAGGAGCTGTGGCACCGACTTTGCAATCCGGAAATAGCGGGACAAACCAGAGAGCGGCCCAGCTCGCCACCGCTGTTTTTCCGACACCGTGGCCGGCCTTAACGGTTACTTTCGCGCCCGGCTGAGCGAAGGCCCTAAGAATTTCGGCTTGGTTGGACTCTGGTTCGACACCGATGACTTCCCGGGCATAAAGAACCGGATCAGTGCGCCACTGGTCCAGTTTTTGCCTGAGCCTGTTGATGTTCTCCAGATTGGTCGTCATTTGAAGATGTCATCTGTTTCGGAATCGAAGGCCTCCGATTCTTTCGTTTCAGTGTGGACCTTGGGCAGTGGTGCATTCTTCTCATTCTTCTCATTTAGCTTTTCCGAAAAATTTTCCGGCGGCGGTTGAGGCCCCTCCGATTTTTTGCTCCCCCCGGCGTCGTCGTCAGAACGGTGGATGACCCCCGCCCCTTCTTCAGCGAAAAGCTCGCCCGCGTTTTCCAGAAGAAGCTTGGCACTGCATTGGACTTCTTCGGAATCTAGCAGATCGGCATCGTCATCACTGGCCAACTGATGGGCTTCGGCCTGATGCTGTTCCACGGTTTGGGCCTGCTTCTCGACTTGACCGCCAACCAACGCAGCCAGCGACAAATCCGCAGAGACTTCGACACGCTCGACAAACGCCATCAGTGACTTGCCCAGCAGCTCTGAAGCTTTAAGCCGTGCTTGAATGCCAACCGGAACATGCACCACCTTTTGCGCTTTGGCGCGTCTTTCCACCGTCTGGCCAGTGTCAGGGTCAATCTCCTGCACGGTGTCGATGACATCGATCAACTGCGGCTCTGATTCGACCCCGTCCACAACCCTTGTCCAGAACTTCTGCAACTCTTCTTTCGTCGCTATCGCACCTAATCGGTCTGCCCGGTGCCGGATTGCGAGCCTTACCGCCGGGTCATTGTAATACTGCTTCGCTTTTCGTGGCGTCACGGGGAAGCCTGCCTTACGCATTCGCTCCGTAGTGCCTGCAATCGTGCCATCGAATAACTGCACAAAGGCTCGCTTTTTCTCCAGCTCTGCTGTTGTCGCCAATTTCATGTTAAGACACCAAAGCCCGCTGCGATGCCTAGCCAATAGGCATCCACCGCATTGTCATCCGGTTTCGCTGCTGCCATCACTGCACACTTCTGCAGACGGTGGAACGCTTCAGCCATAGCCAGCTTATCAGCCAGCCCGCAACCGGTAGCTTGTCTTTTGACCTGCTGCACTGATACCGCGACCCACTGCTTGACGCCCGCACGATGGCCCCACAGCCACAGCGCGCCCCGGAAAGAGCCCCACAGTTG